GGGGTACTATATAAAACAAAAGACACACACAATTTTTGCATATTTTTTTAAAACATATGTTGGTAATTATGCTTTATACTGGCTATTTTCGTCTATTTTGTATCCTGAGTCTATTATTTCTAAAGTATCAGCATTTTGCAATCTGTTTACTATTTCAGCTAAAGTGTGTAAAGTCCTACTTGTAGGGTCAATAATGTCATAAACGTCTATTCCGTGGGCTAATTCAATAGATTTGTTTATATTATCGTAAATAGGGTCTTCTGCATATTCATTGTCTAAAGCTTTTTGTAGCCTAGTTTTCATTATCTAGTCCTTCTTCGTAGTTATTTATTATATGAGTAACGATTACGTAAGTTTCGCATTCATCATTACTGCATGAAAAGTTTGTTTCTATTCCTTCTTCTCCATAATCTTCCAAGTCATGGTCTCCACCCCAGATTAATTTTTCTGAGCAATGCCAACAATTCATTTTCTCAACCTTTTTGTTACTTTAAGTTACTAACGTATCAGTAAACAATACAAGTGTTTTTAAAAATATTTCGTAAAAATTTTCAGTACCTTTGGTTAGTACTTATAAGTTGTATACTAGAATAGTCTTATTTGGCTCTATATTGCTGCTTAATCAAGAGATTATATGTTTAGTGGGTATTTGTATCACTTAGTAGTAATTCTAACAATTTTGGAGGAATTTCGTTAGTTTTACTATTTACTCTATAATATAAGTAATTAAGTGTTTCGTGCTTTGCTTCTGTTCCTCTTACTCCTGCTGTATGTGTAAGTTTCTCTACTTCATACTCTTTTATCGTTGTTTCTGTTATTTCTTCCCATATTACTTTCTTGAACAGATTGTCTAGGTTTTCTACTTGATTGGTTCTTATTGGGGATAGAATTAAAAATCCTATCATAGTTTTTTTTATAACGTTTAATATCATTTATTCTACTCTTATCTCCTTTGCCATTCATCTGATTTCCTTTTTCTTTCTTTATATATACGTTAGTATATATATTTCTTTCTTTATTTAGTTAAGTAGTTAGTTTCTTGGCTTAGTTCGCCTAATAATATAATAAGAAAAAACAAATTCTACAAGTAATTAATTAATATAATATTAAAATAAAATAATACTTGCATTGTTATAAAAATTATTTATATATTAATAGCAAGATTATGACTAAAATAAAAACAATAGCTCAACTAAACTGTGCAAACTGGAACACCGGTAGGTGTATTGGATGTATATTTTTAAAAAGTAAAAACAACTTAGGTTATTTTATAGATTCTAAACTTAGTGGAAAGGAATGTATAGTAGAGGAAGGATGTGATTATTTTGAGTCTGTAGTAATACCGGGAATAACGGATGAACGTGTACGTAAGTCAGCAGAGAAAATGAGAGGTTTGTAATGAAAGTATTCGCAGCATTAGGCGTAATGTTTTTAAATTTATATTTTGTAATAGAAGCACTTATACTAGCGATAGTAATTAAGATAATAATGGGGTTGTATAAATGAAAAGAGCTATAGTAACACCTGATAAGCACTTTCCTTATGAGGATAAACCAGCTATAAAGGTTCTGTGTAAGGCTATTGAATTAGTAAAACCAGATATATATATTGATTTAGGAGATACAGGAGAGTGGCAATCTGTTTCTCATTGGCAGTGGAAGAAAAAGAAAAGACCACCATTGGAATATCAGCTGCCATTTGTTGTAAAAGAAATAGAAGCTGTGAATAAAGGTATGGATATAATTGACAAGTCTTTGGATAAGGCAGGGACAAAGGAGAGGCATTTTATTGAAGGCAATCACGAAGACTGGCTTAATAGATTTTGCGAAGAAAATCCGTATCTATCTAAGCAAATGCTTGTACCAAATGCGCTCAAGCTTAAAGAAAGAGGATATAAGTATCACAAAATTGGAAAGATGCTTAAAATCGGAAAAATCAACTTTTACCACGGACATCATTTTTCTGGTGTTCATCACACTCGTAATCATCTCATACGTCTTGGTGGCAATGTCATGTATGGACATCATCACGACATACAACAATCTAGCGTTACACATATAGATGGAGTTAAGTCTGCTTGGTCTATTGGATGTTTAAAAGATATGAGTGCAGAAGCAAATGAGTGGCTAGGTAATAGGCAAACAAATTGGCAACATGCTTTTGCTATTGTTGATTTCCATCCTAATAAAAACTTCAATGTTACAGTTCATCAGATTGTAAATGGAGTAAGTACTGTAGATGGTAAGGTACTTAAAGGAAAGTGAAGAAGAAGAAGATAAAGAGTATAGAGCACCCTCTATTCCAAGACGAGAAAGAGTTTAAACACTATATGCCCAATAAGGGTTTAGTCACAGATTGGAGAAATGGTTTAGAGGGTGACTGGGTGCTCGCTGATGATGGTCAAGTATGTATGATATTAAAAAGAGGTGGTTTAAAAGCATCAGGTACTGATAAAATTTATAATTACTATGTAAGAACTGTTATGGGTTCTTTTATTTGCAAACCATCTAATAAGATGGAAGGGGATATAAAAAGGAATATATATACATTTGGAAAAGATAAAACAAAGTATGATATTAATAAAGATAGAATAAAGCCTACTTCTAAAGAATTTTTATTTGCAAAGTATGTTGCAAAGGGCGATAACATAACAGATGCTTTTATTTCTGCATATCCTACAAATAATAGAATATACGCAGAAAGAGAAGCTAAAATATTAATGAATACAAAAAGGATACAAGGTTTGATTAAAGAAGAGATAGCAAAGGTTATGAATGAGGCTGAAATAACTCCTCTTTATATACTAGAAAAAATGAAAGATATTATTGAATCTGATGCCTCTAGAGATAGTGACAAAGTTTCTCTACTTAAAGAACTTGTTGCTATAGCAGGAATGAGAGATACAGAAAAAAAATCAGAATCTGTAACTGTGTTCCAAGGTTTTTCTCCAGAACAATTAGATGCAATAGGTGGCAATAACATAAAACAAATAGCGAAAGCTGAAAGGACAGAAGAAAAATGAACCTATATGAAGTTTGCATACAGGTATTAGAAGATGCTAGTGAAAATGATAATGACTTAAAAGATAGTATGTCAAGAGAATATATAGCTAATGAAATATATGAACTATTCTATGAATATCAAATATATACAGAAAAATTTGATAGTGGATATATAGAAGATGTAAAAGATTTTTGGCAATATAGAAATAGATTCAATGAAGAAAGATAAGTTAGCAGTTTACGGAACATTGCGTGATGGAAATAAAGATACTTGGATTGTAGATGGTTACGATTTATTCTTTCCCGGTCATAGAAGATTTCCTGCTGCTATGCCTAATGAAAAATCTACTGGTTTAGTAGTAGAGATATTAGATGTAGATGAGCAAGACATAGCAAGTTACGATGTCTATGAAAGTGTTGAGTCAGGTTTGTATGAAAGAAGAAGAGTTAAAGCTGTAAAAGATAATGAAGAGGTAGAAGCTTGGATGTATACTATAGGAACTCTAATGATGCAAAGTACAGGAGTGTTTCAAGAGGTGCCTAAAAAAGATTGGTTTTCAGACAAATGCCAAAAGCTGATACGTTCAACATAAATAAAAATAACGTTTCTGAAAAGGAACGAGTTCTAGAACTTGCCAGTAGAGATGTAGTGTCCTTCGGTCAGTTATTTCTACCTGAAGACTACATGAAGTCCTCACCCGCTCCATATCATTATGAACTAAGTAATTTATTACTAGACCCCGATAAAAAAAGAAACTGTATTATATTACCAAGAGGTCATAGTAAGTCTACGTTAGCTAAAACAGCTTTGCTGTATCATTTATATTTTAATCCAGAAGGGAAAAAAGAATTTATAGCTTGGGTAGCAGAAGAGCAATCTCAGGCAATAGACCACATAAAGTATATGCAGAATCATATCGAAATGAATCCTGCATTAAATTATTACTTTGGAGACTTGCGTGGCAGTAAATGGACAGAAAAAGAATTTACTACTAGTAAAGGGGATAGGGTTATAGCGAAAGGTACATCTCAAAGATTACGTGGTAGGTCTCAATTAGGTCTTAGATATACTAAAATTATACTTGATGACTTTGAGTCTGAGTTAAATACAAAAACTCCAGATAGAAGAAGAGAAATTAAAGAATGGGTTATGTCTACAGTTGAACCAGCTCTAGAAAACTCAGCAGGAAATGAGGGTTCTATATGGCTAATTGGTACTATAGTACACTATGATTCTTTTTTACAGAGTATATATGACGGATATACAGAAGCAACTAGAGATAAAAGAAAGTATGCATGGGATGTAATGTATCATAAGGCTATAGACTCTGATGGTAATGTACTTTGGAGTTCGTACTTTTCTAAACAGAAACTAGATGATATACGTAGAAGGTTTGAAGATGTAGGGTTATCTCATAAGTTTGCACAGGAATATTTAAATGAAGCTAGAGATTTAGAAAATGCTAAGTTCAAAACAGATAGACTAGAATATTACGACCATGAGTTTGAAAGTAAAAGTGGATATGCTTATTTAGTAAATAGCAAAGAAGCAATACCAATTAATGTTTATCTCGGTGTTGACTTAGCTTATGAGTCTACTGCTTCTAGTGACTATCAAATAATTATGGTAGTAGGTATAGATAGTGATAGAAATATATATGTTATAGACTATATGAGAGAACATATACCTTTATATGATATGCCAGATGAAATATTTAACTATGCAAAAGAGTACTCTCCTGTAAAAAGAGTTAATGTTGAACATGTAGGTGCGCAAGGAATTATCAAAGATGCTGTTAATAAAATGACAGGCAAGGATAGAAAGTTTGCTCCCGGCATAGCTTTAGGAGTTAGACCTCCAACTGGAATTAAAAAAGAAGATAGGCTTGAGTCATTACTAGCTCCTTTAGTAAATAGACGTAAAATGTTTATTAAAAGAAAGCATACATCTTTAGTAGATGAAATGTTTCAATTTCCAAAAGGAAAAAACGATGACATACTTGATGGTCTATGGTACGCTATAAATAAATCTAGACCACCTCTTAGTAAAAGATTTGAAGCATCTGAATTTAAAAACGATAAAAATAAATCTAAAAAGATTGAAACAGTAAAAAGAACTATTTCTTGGATTACTGGACAAAAAGTATAAATAGTACTTGCATTTTTTAAATATTTTATTTATATTTATAACATTAAAAAAAAGGTATAGCTATTTCTAGTATAAGAGAGTTAGAGAGTAACGAACTAAAACACTCTGAAGTTAATAGACAGCTTTGGAGACAATGGAAAGATGCAAGAGCTGATTGGGATGTAGAAGCTCGAGACGCAGTAGATTTCTTTTTAGGCAACCATTACTCACAAGAAGAGTCAGATGCTTTAAGAGCAGTAGGTCAAGGAGACTTTGTTATCGATAGAGTTTATGCTGCTATTGAAAAACTAAAGTCTTTGCTTACTTCTCGTTCCCCTAAGTACAGCGCAGTTGGTAGAGAAGATTCAGATAGTAGAATGTCTAACGTCTGGAGAACTTTACTAGAGTATGTATGGGATATATCTGATGGAGATACTCAGTTTAAACAAGCTGTGCACGATTATGCTACTGCAGGAATGGGTTACTTTTATTCTTACATAGACCCAGAAGCAGATTACGGAAGAGGTGAAGTTAAGATTACATATATAGACCCATTTCGTGTTTATATAGACCCTGCATCTAGAAACAGATACGCTGACGATGCTGCAGGTATTATCTTATCTACAATCTTAACTGAAGACCAACTTATTAACATGTATCCTCAAGTTGAGCCTGTAATAGATAAACTAGAGTCTTACTATGATGAAGAGGATTATCCATCCTCTGGAAAAAGAAATAGTTCTAAGTCGTTTACACCTGATAGTACGTATGAGTCTGAATATAATAGAGTTAGTAAATATAGAATATTAGAAAGATTTACTAAAGTTAAAGTACCTTTTTATCGTATATTTAATAAACAAGACGGCTCTGAATCTATATTAGATATAGATAAGTATGAAAAATTTTTACAAAATGAACAAGCGCAACTGCTAATAAAAGCTGGCATGATAGAAATAGTAGAGGTAGTGCAAACAAGAATTAAAGTTACAGCAACTGCTGGTGACGTTTTACTATATGAACAAATATTAAATACAGATATATATCCTATTATACCAGTTCCTAATATATGGACTGGAACACCATATCCAAAGTCTGATATATCTAAAGTTAAAGATTCACAAAGACTTTTAAATAAGCTTTTCTCTCTCACCCTCTCGCATGCTCAAGCTTCTGCTGGACTTAAGTTGTTAGTCCCAGAAGGGAGCGTAGATGATTTGGGGCAGTTAGAGCAGGACTGGGCTAGACCCAATGCAGTAATCCCTTATAACCCTGAGTTCGGTGCACCGCACTTCCCTGCCCCACAATCACTTTCAAATGAGTTTTACAACTTAATAAGTAGAATAGAACATTATATAGACTTAAGCATGGGTATACCTGAGTTGATGCAAGGATTTAAAGAGAGAGCACCTGAAACAGTAAGAGGAACTGCGATGCTTGCAGAAATGGGCGAGACCCGTGGTAAATCTAAGCTTAGGGATATAGAAGGAAGTTTGACTAGGTTAGGTCGTAATGTTTACAATCTAGCTAAAGGTCATTACACTTACGCAAAGACATTTAGAATCATACAACCAAATAATGATATTACTGAGTATACAGTTAATATGTATGATAATAAAAGTCAAGAAATTAATGCCATACAAAATGACATCACGATAGGGCATTATGATGTGAGAATCATATCCGGTTCAACTTTGCCATCAAACAGGGTAGCAGAATATAATATGTACCTTGAGGCATTTAGAATGAATCTGGTAGACGATGTCGAGGTTTTAAAGAAAACTGAAATCTTTGACAAACAAGGTGTCTTACAGCGAAAGGGACAAATGTCTCAGTTGCAATCTTATGTACGACAACTAGAAGCTCAAGTTAAGAAACTTAGTGGAGACCTTCAAACCGCAGAGCGTGAAGCAATAAGCTCAAGGAAGAGGACAGAAACTGAGAAGTTCAAAAGCAGGCTTAATGAGATTCAAAATGATACTAAGTTTAAAACTAAAGTACAGGTTGATAATCTAAAAAGAATAGTTGACACAGAAGAAGGAGCTGTAAGAAATTGAAAACAGAAGTAGTGGGGACATTTCCACGGTTCTGCTTTTATAGACATCTGCAAAAGGTGATGCTAACAATAAAAGAAATCGAGGAATAAAATGGAAGACGCTATGAACGGAGAAGCTAACACAATAGAAGGTGTGGAAGGTCAAGTTTTAGAACAAGTTGTTGAGCCGGAACAAGTAGGAGGTCAACCTGCAGAGCAGGGATATGAGCAACCTATTGATGATGCTAAAAAATTTCAGTCAATGTATGACAAGAAATCAGCAGATTATGAAAAGCTTAATAATGAAGTCGAGGAACTTCGCAAGTATCAACAGTTAGGTAAAGTATTAGAACAAAGACCAGATGTTGTTGAGGCTATGAGAAACACTTTAAGTGGAAGCAAAACAGTAGAAGAGCAACCTAAACAAGAGCAACTTAGTGAAGATGCTTTTGACCCATGGGAAGCTTACTACAAACCCGGTTCACCTTCATATGAAATGAGGGTAAGCCAAGAAAAGAATCTTGTGAATAATGCTGTTCAAGAACAGTTCTCAGGATTACAGAAACAGATGGCTCTTAATAACTTGAAACAAGACCTTACCACTAAGTACGGGTTTGAAGACCCTGCAATGGCTGATGACTTTATACAATTTGCAACAAATCCTAGGGATGAACTTCCTATTGAAATGTTAGTTGATGTATATAGAAAGTATAAGGGAGGAGAACAAAAAGTTTCTCCAAACTTAGAAGCTGTTCAAAGGACTCAGAAAATTGCACCTACGGCTGGAGTCGTACAAGGCGCTAACCCTGAGCAACCTAATGAATTAGACAGTGTATGGTCTGGAGTTATGGGGCAATCTAATAGAAAACAATATTAACTCAAGGAGTAACAAATGAGTACTTACAATTCAGGAATTGTAAATGTTGGAACTCCGGGTACATCTAATACAGATTATCATTCCCGGAGACTATTCAACTTCTCAGACCGTGTCGCTGACTTAGCTCCAGAGGAATCTCCATTCTTCGTATATCTTTCAAAGGTAGCTAAAGTCCCTACGGATGACCCACAATTCCGATTTTTAGAAGACCGTTCTAAAATAGCAATGACAGACAGAAGTTTTGTCTTAGATGGTTCACATTCAATACCAGCATCTGGTTCATCAATTACATACACAGTTGAAGAGTCTGCAGGTAGTGAAACATCAGTAGATTTTTTGGTTAAAGGAATGGTTTTTGCAGTAGGTTATGCTGAAAATAACTCACCTGAAACAATTATAGTTAGAATCGAAAGTGCGCCTGTAGATAATGGTAATGATACTAGCTTTGTTGGTAAAACAATTTCAGCAATAGATGGAGCAGAAACAGGAGCAGACACAACAAAATGCCAAGTTATAGGTACATCTTTCGGTGAAGGTTCTGGAGCACCAGACGTTTTTTCTCAAGAAATGGATGATGATTTTGGTCTTACCCAAATATTTAAAACAGCTTGTGAAATGTCTAATACAGCTAGAGCAACTAGATACCGTGGTTATGAAGATGAGTTCCAGAGAATTTGGAATCTTAAATTACGTGAGCATAAAGTAGATATCGAAAGAGCTATGCTTTTTGGTCAGCGTGCAACTGTTGGTGGAATACAGTACTCAGAAGGTATTGCAGGACACATCATTAAGAATGGTACATCAGTAGTAAATGATGCGGATTTATCTTATTCTTCAGGAGCTCCTTATTTTAGAAGTTCAACTGCAGCTGAACTAACATACGACAGACTTCTTTCTGATTTTGAAGTTGTTTATGACCCAGCTCGTGGTGGTGGAGATTCAAAGTTAGCGTTAGCAAGTTTACCTGTTATTACATTTTTTAATAAACTAGGTGCAGATGCTTTCTTAAACACATCACTTGCAAGTGGAACTTCAACTAATGTAAACACAGGAGCTACAAATCTTCGTTATAATCTTACTGAAAAGCAAGGTTCTTACGGACATTCAATTCTAAGTGTAGACACAATACATGGTCAAATGAACTTAGTAAAAGAGCCTTTATTTAGAGGTTTCTCTTCAGGTTTTCTATGTATGGTTGATTTAGATAATGTAGCTTACAGACCATTAGTTGGTAACGGTGTTAATCGTGATACTCAGATTATGACTAACGTACAATCAGCAGATGAAGATTTACGCAAGGATATGATTATGACTGAAGCTGGTTTAGAAGTTAGTCTTCCAGAGACTCACTATTTAATTAACTTAGAAGGAGTTTAATTATGGCTAGAGCAAGTTATTTAAATGAAAATAGTGGTAGTACTAGTGGACATAAACTAAAAGTAGAGCCTATAAAAGCGGCTAGAACATTAACTAATGATGATAGCGGTAAGGTTTTTATGCTTGATTCTGCTGGTGGAGCTTATTCAATTACTCTTCCAACAGCGGCTAATGCAGAGCAAGGAATCTACTACAAGTTTATTGTAGAAGAAGAAACTCCAACTGCAGACATTACTATTGCGGCAGGAAGTGCTATCATAAGCTTAGTTGCTTTTGATGGTGGTGGTGATGTTGGAAACTCAACTGCAGGTACTCAAGTATCTAATATACTCGTAGAAGCGGCATCTCAAAAAGGAGACTATATAGAGATGATGTTTTTTAACGGAGAGTATGTTGCTTCAGGTTTATCCGCTATTAACGATGGATTTACCACATCATAAACTGAATAAATAAAGTTAACAGTATGGAACTGTGGGGGTTATCGAATAAAGGATAGCCCCCAAAATCCTAAAGGAAAATATGAATTGTGTAAAATGTAAAAGTCCAAACCCAGAACAATGGTTCTACTGTAAAAAGTGCGGAAGCAGAGCTTCTGAGCCTTCATACACAACTAATATGTTTATGCAAAGTGAGATTGGTAAGAGAAGTGATATAGAATTTTCAACAATGAGTATGGACGACCATATTGCAAAAACTAAAAAAACAAATAAACATACTAGTAATAAAATTTGGAAAGAAAGAATTAAACAAGCAGGTGTTGTTTAATGGCTAACTTTGACGTACAGATACAGGATATTATAGGTACATTTAGCGACCAAACAGCTATGGATGATTTTATGACTGCTGGATGTATAGAGATTATAAACGCTTTACCACCTCAGCTATTATTAAAATGTGCTGATATTTCTACACTAAATAACAGCACTACTACTTTAACAAATTTAGATACCAAAGGACTAGTATTAGATGTTCTTAGGTATGATGGAACTATAGACCAACCTTGTAGATTAGTTCCTGTTTATAAAAGAGGTAGAGTACAGGATTCTTCTGATATGGAAGTAGCAAGTGCTACAGACCCAGCATATTTAATATTCGATAATACACTAGAGGTTTACCCAACTCCTACATCTAGTCAAGTAGCAAGAGTTCATCATGTTATATACCCTACAGTAGACGCAAGTGCTGTTTCTACTATAGCTAATTTTCCAGATGAAGCTGAGTACTTAGTAGTATTATATGCTTGTATAAAAGCAGTTCAACAATTATTAGCTACAGAGGAAGATATAGAATTATATAATCCTATGTTAGCTCAATTAAAAGATGACTATAGTAAAGGACTAGCACAGCTAGTAAACTAATATGGCAGTACATTCAATAAGTGTAAAAGAATTAATAAGTCGAGTAAGACTTGTATTTCCAGATGCTCCTGAAGCTTACATTATTAATCTAATTAACGATGCTTTAGTAGAGATAGGAATGTTTAAAACAAAAGTTGTTCACGCTAAGATAAGTACAACTGCAAATAAAATGTATTACAATTTAGCAGATGGCGCTCAAGATTCAAGTAATAATAAGCTAGAAGCCAATCATATACTAAGGGTTTATTTAATGGATAATGAAGGTGACTATATACAAATACCTAGGTTACTTGATAAAAATTTATTATTAGCTGATGCAACAAGTGAAGATAACGTAAACGCACCGGATTAATTATGGCAAGTAATATTAAATTTCCAGAAAATGATGCAATGTATTTTATAGAAGGAGATGCATTAGCAATAATAACCAAAGTAGATTCATCTGGTAATGGAAGAACTTCAGCTAGAAAACAATTTAAAGCAATATCAGAATCTGTAACTAATGGTATATTAATACACTACTATGCAGAGCCAAATAGCGTAACTGCGATAACAGATAATTTAGATATAGATAATGCACTTGAGCTTTCTGTAGTAGACTATGTTAAGAAATGTTTATATATGGATAAAGCTGGTAAGACTGCAGACCCTAATATTATGCAAGCTTCAATGGCTATGGCATCTAAGCATGAAAGAAACTTTAAAGAATCTATACAGAGGTATGGTGTTAGAAAAAAAGATAAGACTGGTGGCTCAAGGGTAGTCAAAGTACAAAATTTAATTTAATCAATATAGAGGCTTTTAAAGCGGTGGTGGAGGAATATAGGATAAATTATGTCAGATATAAATAAATTTACAACGAAAGAAGTTTTAAACAAGGTATTGCTAGATTCCTCTGGTAATGCTGTTGCAGCATTTTCCCATACAACACAAGAAGCACTTAATGCAGCTTTAGACACAACAAATAGTAGACTTAATGTTTCGTTAGCAGGTGGAACTATAGGCGGTGATGTAACTATTACTGGCGACTTAACTGTTAATGGCTCAGCAACTAATTCTTATGATGAAATAGTTAACGGTCAATTGGTAGCATTTAGAGATGATGCAGATACAGTTGGGACAAATGACAATATAGTAATTGAAAATGATGGAACTGGTGATGCTAGTTTAAAATTTAGTCTAACTGGTGCAACCAATTGGTTTGCTTACGTAGATAATTCAGACTCAGATAAATTTAAAATACGAAGAAGTACAACAGACTATTTATCCATTGATGAGTCTGGTAACACAACTATAAGTAGTGGTGGAGTTGCAAGAATGATAATTGATGGAGACTCAAGAGTATCACTATCAAATAATGATAATGGTACATCTAATACAGTTTTCGGAAAAAGTGCTGGTTTAGATTTAATTAGTGGTGGAAATAACAACAATTTTTTTGGAGAGTTAGCTGGTACAAACATCACTACTGGTGATGAAAATATAGCGATTGGTAAAGAATCTTTGCAATCTGCAACCACATCTGTTGCTTGTCTTGCTATCGGTTCACAATCTTTGCAAGATTTAACAGTTGGTGGAAATGTATATAATACTGCTGTAGGCTATCAAAGTGGATACGACCTAATAAGTGGTATTAAAAATACATTTGTAGGAGCTTTTACAGGTTATGCAACTACTGATGTGGATAATACTGTAATTGTTGGTTATAATGCTGGAGCAGCAAATATGACATCAGCCGCAGATGGTACAGTAGCTATAGGTACTTTTT